AATCCTAAACCCTAATACGCGATGAAACGAGTCACCCCCGAAGAAGCACAATATTATATCCAGCTACCCCAAAGTAAATTCCGTAAAGCCGAAGCATTTACCCTCATCCCATGTGGTGACGGATGGGATGAAGTTATTTACCTAGCATCAGCATTTATGGATTCATCAGGTGGCGTTCGCAAACCCGAATACGTGTACGTATTAGTTAATAAATCGGTACCTAATATGGTAAAGATTGGTATGACTACCTCTACACCGGATGAGAGAGCAAGACAAATATCAGCTGGTACGGGTGTACCTACTCCTTGGATTCCTGTTTATTCGTTTCAATGTTATCGCTCTGATTTACTTGAGGCTGATGTGCATGACTATTTCGCTGCTCAACGTGTCAATACGCATCGTGAGATGTTTGCTGTTGATTCTATCACTGCTGCTCGTGTTATTGAGCAATTGGGATTTATATATTCTAGCGTTTTGCACGCGGATAGTATGGTAATTAATGATTTTAAAGCCGAAAATAATGACTAAAATACAACTTTTGACTAAATTTGCGGGTACGCTAATTTTATTTTTTTTCCAACAACATTTGAATGAGGTTAATGGCTGGAAATGGGATGTTTTTCTATCTTTTATGGTACTACATTTTATTTGGTTTAATGGATGGGATGTATATACGGAGAGAAGTAGGAGGAAGATGGATAATGGTGCTTAGGCTCCCGTCCTTTTAATATATTTATCATTAGCAATGAGTCATTATAAAATCAAATTAGACGATAAAGCCGCTTTTTTAAATCGTTTGGAAAAACAAGATGTCCGTGTAGACAGCTATGACATTATCGACAATAAATTAAAAGGCTATTTTGAAATTGATGTTACTGATGAACAAGCTAATACTATTATAAAATCAATCCTAAAATCATCCCCAAAAATAAACACAGTAAAAGAAATGAAACAAAAAATAACTAAAGCCCAATTAGCAGAAATTATTCGCGAAGAAATGGGTAAAATGAAAACCAAACCAGCTGCTAAACCAGAAATGGATGAAGCTGCAAATGAAATTATGCAGTGGATATCTGATAATAGTCAAGTATTATCTACATTAGGTACTTTGATTGGGATTACTGGTAGCGCTGTAGGTGCTGCTATTGCTTCTCAATTTAAAGCTGCTAAAGCAGAAAATCCAGATGCTAATTTTAGAACATTGGTTTCTAAAGCAGCAGGTAAAGTATTAGGAGCTGCTGATGCCGCTACAGGAGCAAACACTCCAGGACAAGGTATTGGTGGTAATAGATAATTTATATAAATAATTTGAATTTAGGGTAGCTCGAAAGAGTTGCCCTATTTCTTTGGAGGGCTAAATATTTTTTCATAACTTCAGAATACAAGCGGTTGAATAAAATGTTTGAAATGGGGGAAAAGAGAAATGAATAAGAGATGAGGAAATTGGAACATGAAGAATCGTATATTTATATGTAAATATATATTATGAGATACAAAAACAATGTTTTAGACAAATTAGTTACGGTAGATACTGCTGTTAATCGTATTCAACTTCAAGTGAATAGAAATATAAGTCAAAACGAAATTCAAGATTCTATTGATGCATTGAAAGAATCACTTGAGAGTATTAGAGAAATAATTTCGGTTGAACCGGATGATTTTGAACAACAATTTAGAGGGTAATTATGGAAACACTTTTATGGGTAGTTTTAATTCATGTTATAGAATTAGTTCTAATAGCGGGATATTTATTAATTAGTAAGAATAATAAACTTGAAAAAGCGTTAGTTGATCAACAACAATATATAGATGCTATTAGTATCATTATTGAAGATTCAAATAATACTATTCAAGAACTAGATAATAGAGGTGCATTTGAAGCGGATGATGAAGTAGGTACATTCTTTAGAAATATAAAAGAAATACAAACTGTATTAAATCAATTCAATACTAAAAACTAATTTGGTTACGTTATTTTCTGTTATTATATTGTCTATTAAACAATAAATAATATGTCACATTACGAAGAAGACGTAAATGTATTTCTAGATAACGAATTTAGTGAAGTAGCCTTAAATAAACGTGGACAACCTCGTCGACGTAAACCCAAAGAACCTCGCATTTATTTTACTGAGGATACCGATAATGCTATTATCGAATATCTAGCCTCATCAGACCAAGTATTCCGTAATCAGATTTATAGGGAGCGTATTGAATATGCTTTCTATAAACTGGCGGAAAATATTATTCATACATTCAAGTTTTACTATACTGATTCAGATACCATAGAGGAACTGAAACATGAGGTAGTAACATTTTTACTTGAAAAACTCCACTTATACGATCAATCTAAAGGTAAAGCCTTTTCTTATTTTGGTACTATTGCTAAACGATATCTAATTGTTTACAATAATAATAATTATAAGAAACTCCAGGAGCATGCTACCGTTGAAGAAATAGATGAAGATAAAGTCATATTATATGATACTATTAGAACGGCTGAAGAGAAAGAGGATCCTAATAATTTTATAGATCAGTACATTCGGTACGTAGATAAATATCTTTATCAGTTATTTCCTAAAATTAATGATGCTAAAACGGCTGATGCCATTATGGAATTATTTCGTAAACGTGAAACGTTAGAAATATTTAATAAGAAAGCATTATACATATACATTCGTGAAATAACGGATACTACTACACCTCAAATTACTAAAGTAACTAAAAAATTAGATACATTACGTACTAAACTATATAATGAATACTACCATCACGGATATATAAAAAATTAAGTACGTATATTTATTAATAAACGCAATATGGCTAATTTTGATGACGTAACCCTATTTGGTAATACGTCTTTATCTGATATATTTAAACAGATACACCGAAATAATAAGGATACTGATAAGCAGATTAATGAATTAATTGATGCCTTAAAACCTCTTGCATCATCTAATGCAGGTTCTGCGGTAATGTTAATGCCTACCGTCAAAGATTTAATTGATGTTAACGTAAGAAATAACGATCAGCTAATTAAAATGGCAGGTATTGCCCAACGGGCATCAACTAATAATAATAATGGAGTAGAAGCATTTTTTAACCCAGACGAAATACAATTATTATTAGATGAACAACGTGCTGTACAAATTGAAGGTAATAAATTACTTGAACAAACAGAGATTATCCAACATAAAATAGAAAATAAATGAGGATAAGGGAAAATTTAGGTAGTTTGGTAGCGGCCTCTAGTCGTACTACTCCATCACCAATTACTAAACCTCAAATAGGTAAGGTATATGGTGTAATTACTACTGAAAATACTCCTACAAAAGATTTATTTGATAAAAGTGGTGGATGGGGAGGAATAGGAACTATATTTTACTTAGATTATGATCAAGCTAAAGATATAGATACTACTGATTTAACTAAGTGTAAAATTGCTAAACCATTTCATGCTAGTAATCAAAATTATCCTTTAATAGGAGAATTGGTACACTTAATAGATTCACCTGCTCCTACTTCTCAAACTAATAATACCTCAATTCAAAAATACTATACTGGTACTATTAATATATGGAATAATAATCAACAGAATTCTCCATCAGCTGGGGATTTAGGTAAAACATTTTCTGAAAAATCAGATATTAGAAATTTATTATCATTTGAAGGAGATAGAATATATCAAGGTAGAAAAGGTAATGGAATTAGATTTGGTAGTACAGTAAAATTTTATTCTGATATAAGTGAGTGGAGTAAAACAGGAAATAACGGAGATCCAATAACTATATTAGTTAATGGATATGTAACTACTAATACTAGTTCTTTATCCCCCAATATTGAAGAAATAAATAAAGAATTATCTTCTATTTATCTTACTTCAACACAAAAATTACCTTTACTACCAAGTAAAAATGATATTTTAAATCCAATAACACAACCATTATTACCTAGTAATTATGTATTTCCTCAAGCTATTATAAATAGTGATAGAATTACTTTAAACTCTAAAAAAGATGAAGTAATGATATTTGCTAAAACAAATGTTGAAGTAAATACTAAAAACGTAATAAATTTAAATGCTGATGGATATGTACATATAAATTCTCCTAAAATAATACTAGGTCCAGCATCTCCTATAGATGAGGAAGGTAAAATATTCCAATTTTCTGATCAACCTATGTTATTAGGAGGTCTTACACAAGATATATTAATAGATCTATTACTTGAATTAAGTAAATTGGCAGCATCTTTAACATCAGCTGTAGCAGCACCTCCTGGCGCTCCATTAGTAGATATAAATGCAGCTGGAACTTCACTTAGTGAAAAATTAAATGAAATAATCCCTAAAATAAAGGATATAACTTCTAAAATAAATTATCTTTCTTAATGGCTATTGTAAATCCTATATCTGTTGGGTACTTAGGTACTGTACAAAGTAAAGCTAAAAATCTTAAAAATAATTTAGTTAAATTATCTACTGAACATATTGAAAGATTAAAAAATATTACTCTTAAATATACAACATCTGTAAATGAAGCTAAAGGTAAAGTAAATGAAGAAGATTTAGTTAGAACTGCTGAGGAGAAAAGAGATAAAGCTACTGAAAAAGAAAATAAAGATTTTGAAATAGAAAAAGAAAAATTAGATAAAAATATAGAAAATATTCTATCTCAAATAATAGATCCTTTCGCAGCTCAAAAATTACAAAAATTACAATCGGATATTAAATTATCTTTAGCTGAATTAGAAAATAAAGCTAATGCGGCTGCTGCTCAAAAAGAAATAATTAAAAAAATCTCAAAAGCATTAGCTCCAATAATGGGATATTTAATAGGAAAAGGAATACTAGCATTAGTTATTAATAATAAAAAATTAGAAAGGTTAGTAAACCAAACCAATGCATATATAACTTTAGCTAATAAGTCAAATAATTTAATTTATCTTACTAATGCAAAAATTAAAAGAGCAGATGCTGTTAGGACATTAGAAAGAAGTGAAGCTAGAGTAGTACAAATAAAAAAAATAGTAGATACTGTACGTACTGTATTAACAATAATAATTCTCATAGTATCCATTCTAGAGGCACTTCCTACAATCCCTCAACCAGTTAAGGATAGAATAGCAAAATATAAAGCTATAGCAGAACTATTAAATATAATATTAGGAATAATTAGCCCTATATTACAAAAAGAAATTAATTATTTAGAAAAATTAAAAGCAAAACTTAAACAAATAGGAGATATATTAGATGGTATAGTAGCTAATAGCTTAGATAGAGATCAAGTAGCTGCATTATTAGCAAATGTAGGTAATAATACAGGATTTGAACAATATAAAGGATTTAATTTTGCTATTAAGACTGAAGAAAATTTAGGCGCCCATCAAAAAGTTGTTGCTGGAAAACTTAAACGCCAATTTGCAGTAGCAATTGATCGCGACGGTGTGGAAGTATTGCAAAGTGATTATTCATTTACATTAGATCCTAACGACTTAATAGAACAACTAAAATTAATAATAGATCAACAAAATTTACAAGCTTAAATATTTATTTACATGAACGTTACATTATTTAAAAAATTAATTAAAGACGCGGTAACCGAGGCTATTCACACTGAATTACCTGGTATTATTAATGAAGCCTTAGCTAAACAAAACAAACAACATATTAGCGAAGGTAAAACCTTGAATTTCAACAGCGGTAATATACCTACTAATGGATTACCACAAGATGTTCGTAGTTCATTAATGGCACAAATGGGAGAATCATTTGGATACTCACAACCACAAGCTAATAAATTAACAGTAATAGATGCTGTAGATGAATCTACCGGAGAACGAGTAAATCCATACTTAGCTTTTATTAATGATGCAGCTAGTAATATGAGTCATGCAGATAAAGCAGGACTAAGAAATTTAGACTAATATGCCAATACCACAAACCACCAGGGTTAATCCCTTAGATTTGCAAAAAAATATTGCAATAGGGGTATCGCTTCCTTTTAATGGTCCTTCGGGTCCATTTAATAAAACGTATAGTACTAAAGAACAAATTAAATCTAATTTAATTAATTTATTACTTACTAATAAAGGCGAACGAGTATTTAATCCTGAATTTGGGGCGGATATTAGAAGGGTATTATTTGAAGGTATAACAGAAGATACCTCAGTATTAATACAAAATTTAATTACTACTAATGTTAATTATTTCATCCCTGAGGTAAATGTAGTTGATGTAGAAGTAGAACCTAATGAAGATAATAATTCTTATAATATAACATTAAAATATAGTTTAGTTATATCAGGAACAGCGGATCAAATTACAGTACAATTTATATAAAATGGCAGATAATAAAGTATCATATTTAAATAAAACTTTTAGTGATTATAAAGATAGTCTTTTTAATTTTGCTAAAACATATTTCCCCAACACATACAATGACTTCTCAGATGCAAATCCGGGAGCTATGTTTATTGAAATGTCGTCATATATAGGTGATGTTACATCATTCTATACTGATACTCAAATTCAAGAAACATTTTTATTATACGCTAAGGAAAAAGAAAATTTATTAGCTTTATCTTATGCTTTAGGGTATCGCCCAAAAGTATCATATGCCGCTAACGTTGTAGTAGACGTATATCAATTAATTCCATCATCTGGTAGTGTAAGTGTACCTAATCCTCAATATGCTTTAATTATACCTGAAAATACTGTTTTAACATCCGCTAGTACTGGTACTAAATTTTTAACTACTGATAAAGTAGATTTTACTGATACTACAGATACTGAAATAACATATGTAGATGCAAGTTTTTTTCTACTTAAAAAATCAGTTAAAGCTATATCTTTC